TCGGGTTGTGACGGCCCCGTTGTAAAGCTCAAGGTCATATACGGCTTTATCACAGACCGAGAGCAATGCCGTGTCAGACGCCGAAATAAACAGATTAATAGATCCTGTAGTTTCATTCAATGTGATTCTACCATTATCAGTCGATAGTTCAAGGATTAGTGCTTTTGATTCTGGTTTTGACCGAATGTGCATTTTGGCCGTATAGCCAGAAAGATTGACTGGAGCCGAGGGTTCGCCAGTCTCATAAAACAAAGTTTGATTGAAGGTTGCCCCCTGAAAGATACAAATATCTGCAAGCGCAATTGGAAGATTTGAGATAGACATATTAAACTTTGGCAAATTCGCCAAATGTCTCCTTTCTCCACTTTGCTGCTACTTTTGCAGCTTGTTTGGGGCAATCAAAATGCCCAAGATATTTTGATTTATTATTTAATTTTACATCAGCCCGCCAACGAGAAATTCCCTTGTCCCAACAAACATTGCGATAACCAGATTTATTTGTTTTAAAAATTCCTGTATTAGCTTCATTTTGAGAACGAGTTGCGTTCCGAAGATTTTTCCAAGAATTATCAGTATTATCTCTGTTGATATGGTCTACTTCACTTTTGGGAAATTCTCCTGTCATGTATAAAAATGCAAGCCTATGAGCTAAATATCTTTTAGCATCAACCATGATTTGGCAATATCCTGCTGGAGAAGGGGTTCCAGCTTTTGATCCAATACAAGCAGTTCCTCTACGCCTCACAAGCCAAGTAAAAGTTCCAGTCTCTGGATCATACTTTAAAATTTCTTTTAACCTAGCTTGCGTAAGCTTTTTCGGTAGTTGAGCCATAAACCCAAACAGAATCTACCATTTTGTCTTTAGAGTCAAGGACTGTTTAAGCTTCTTAAAGGTTTCTTTATTAATTCTTTTTTTCTCTTCTATGGCTTCAGAACCAGCCATGGCTCCGAAGACCTTACGAGCGACAAAGAGTCCTACAGCAAACGAGTCGAATAAGTCGGGGGACTTTCCGATGCGTTTTTTCATGTCGGTCTTGGACTCAATGATGATCTTTCGGGTTCGGCGCACATACTTTCTTTGGGTCATTTCCCATGCCAGATCGGGGGTAATTCCCTTGAGTTGTTCACATTCTAGGAAGTATCGGGCTGCAAAGCAGAGTTCACTAGCCATGTTGTGAAACAATTCCTTGCCGACTTGGGGTTTCCCTGTGACTTCGTTTCTCATGGCGTATTGGGCACTGACGGGTAAATCTGAAGCCGCTCCTGCAAAACTTACTGCATGCCAACCCTTTAGAAGTTCTCGTTCTCCGATTGACCAAAATATACCACCAGCCGAAGCATCAACCCCCATCCATTGATTTGGTATTCCCAATTTAAGGGATAGGTCGTGGATTTGCTGGATCATCTCGTATTGGAAGTCTTCTTGAGAACCCGCTCTCCGATTGAGAACATACTGTTTTTCTACAGCTATCGCCCATTTCCCAGTGATTAATCGACCATACTTGAGATGTGTGAAAACAAAGCGGTCTCCTCCTTCGGTGTAGCTAGGGTCGATTCCTGCAATATCTTTCGGGGTTCCATCCCAGATGGGTTTATCCAATGCCCCGTGACGAGCTAGTAGGATATCTGACACAATCGTGGAATCATCGGCGTCTGCGGGAGGCCAGAAGCCCCGAAACTTTCTCCAATACTGCGGGTTTAGCTCTCCGAGTTCCTTTTTGGCCAATGCCACATCGTTTGGCTTGGGTAGGAATGGGTAACGGAGTCCCTTGCCAGCATCGAAGGATTGTTGGTTGGGGTTGTCGTTTTCTGAATCAAACCTGATACATACTCCCTCAATACCAGCCACTCGTATCTTCCAGTTCGGGGTTTGCTCGTCCACACTCATCCACCCCTTGATGGGTTCGCAGAACTTCCCGTGGGGGTCAAAGATGGAGGACGGGTTTCCCGCGCCGACGATATAAAGTTCTTGAGCACCCTTAAATCCCCAGACAGCCTCGTTAATTACAGATGCAGAACAATCTTGTAACTCGTCTATTATCAATACGATACGACGATTCTTTTTACCCTGAAGGCGCTTTTGTGCGTCATCTTTGTATTCATCGCCAGCCGCAAGGAGCATGATAGATGAGGCGTCACTCACACCTGTTTCGGGGTCGATAATAGCCCCCTCTTCATCCGAGAGCTTGATGATGTCCATGGACTCAATAAGTCGTCCAGAGGCTAGTCCCATGTTTCGGGCTTCGCGGTACATCTTGACCAGTGCCGCCCAGATACGCTGCTTGGCATCTATTTTGGATGTAGAGACCACAATGGTCATCGTATTGATTGGGTCGCAGAACCAGTTTACAAGAGCAAATGCGGCCATTCCGTAGGATTTACCAGAGTCCGTTCCGCCAGCGAGACCAGTAACACTTCGGACAAATCGGTTACCCGTAGCCTCGTCCACCTCGTAGATTTGGTTGCAGAATGCCTGTGCGCTCAGTTCAGCCCACCTATGCCATTGGAACGTTGGCCAGATAGCAGAGACAATATTGCGATAATGGCGGGCCTTTCCAAGTCCTCCATCTTCTGGAGTAAGTCCCTGCAAAAAGGCGTCCATCTCAATACGAATTGGAGTAATCGCCTGTCCGTCTTTGGGTAACCACAACCTCCCGTATTTCTCTATCCCTTGATCAACTGTTGCCATTTATGAAATTTCTACTAAACTAATCTGGATGGAGAAAAAGCGCAAGAGCGGAGAGCGTGATTGGGATAGCCCCGAAAACCGCATTAAAAAACAAAACGCATTCAGGCTTTATGCCGCTGGAAGAGATATGCCTGAAGTAATGAAAGCCTTGGAAACCAAACACAAAGCTACGCTAGAAAAGTTGATCTATAGCGAGAAGTGGGATGACCATGCCAAAATCTGGAAAGATAATCCCGAAAAAGAAAACCCTTATCCTTGGGACATTGAAAAACCTATAGCCTTGGTTCCTCCTCCAGCCAAGATGGAAGAGATGGACAAGAGACGCAGGCTTGAGTGTATCAAGGGATTCTCCATGTATTGTTCGGGGCGCACCATGCGTGACATTGCCGAAGAGCTTAAAGTAAGCGAATCTACTGTTTGTCTGTGGCGGGATACCCAACGTTGGATTCAATGCCGTGAGCGTCTTACCAATGAGCAATCTCCAGCACCTTGGGAAGATGACGGAGTTCCAACATTGATGTCTGAAATTACGGCTTCATTGGAGACCATGAAGAAGTCGATCAAGTTTCTGACTGGTAAAGTATTAGTCAAGGCCGCTGATGCTGCTCAAGATCTAGACGGCATGGAGGCTCTTGGCATGATGAGAAACATTAAACAACTTGCCGAGGCGGCATCTATCAATTTTTCAGAAGGCCCGAATCAGCAAAATGCCATCCAGATTAATATTGCAACTAAACTAGAGTCCATGAAGATTCCCGAAGACTCAACCTACGAAGCAGAACTTGTAGTCAATGAGTAGTCCGAGGTTTTGTTATTCCCGCAAAAGCGATGTTCCGCCACAAGGCTGGTGGGTAAAATGCCCCGTTCTTGATGAGCCAGTTCGCGGAGGCGATTGGAATGACATGGTAAATAACTGCGAGAAGCTTCTAATCTCAAGGGGTATTACGCCGCCAATAGATTTTGTGTCACAAATAGAACATAATCTTTGTGACCGCATGGCTGGTCATGTGCATTGCATTCCATGCACACAAGAGAAACAAACATTAGGATTTGCACAGATTGTTCGATGGGTTAAGGCCATGTATCAATTTGCCATCAATGGAAAGTTTGAGCTTGTCTCTCAAGAAGAAGCAGAACGGCGGGCTAAGATTTGCGCGGCCTGTCCACACCAAATTGCAACCTCTGGATGCTGGGGATGTAAGGGCATTGCTGGGATGCTTCCGCATATTGCTGGAGCCAGAAAAACCTCTTACGATCCACAACTAAAAGCTTGCGGAATCTGCGGTTGCTATTCCGCAATCGCTGTCCATCTTCCATTAAATGTTCAAGGCGGAGAAGGATTGAACTTCCCAGACTTCTGCTGGAAGTCTAAGCAGGCTCAAAGCGAGTAATCGCCTTGTTGAAATACATATTGGCTACACCAGTAGGGCCGTCACGATGCTTGCCAACGATAAATTCCATAGTGGGCATTTGTCCGTGATCTTGTGATTCTTCGCTATGAAGCATGATGACAATATCAGAGTCTTGCTCAATAGCTCCAGATCCCTTGAGGTCTGAAAGGCTTGGGCGTCCTCCGCGCTTGTCGGGATCGCGATTAAGTTGCGCTAGGACAAGAACAGGAACCTTGAGAGTCTTGGCAAGGTCTTTGATTCCTCCGCTAATCTCCTCTACCTCGCACACGCGATTGTCTTTTCCGCGCTTACTGTCGCCTTTGACCAACTGGAGATAGTCAATGATGATCAAATCTAATGGAGTACGTTGATGTGCGCGTCGAGCAACAGCCTTGAGATAACCGATAGATTTAGCAGAACTATCGTCGCAGATAATTTCAGAACTTTGGATCTCTTGAACGGCCCGTCCGAGAGATTGTTTTTGATGCGGGGTTACGCGACCAGAGAGAATATCAGCCGCCCCTACCCGCGCCCGCGAGCGTATCATGCGCTCCATCAAGGCAACGCTGGTCATCTCTAATGAAAAGATAAGCACCCGTTTCTTTTGATTCAGTGCCACGTTTTCAGCAATCTGGAGGGCGCTGGCTGTCTTGCCCACCGCTGGTCTTGCCGCCAAGACAACCATATCTCCTCCTCGCAATCCAAACATCAAAAGATCATCCAATGGCGTGATACCTGTACGGATACCAATACATGGCTTGCCAGCAATCGTGGATTCGATGTTCTGGGCGGCGCGGTCTAGGGCGTTGACGATAGAAAGCTTATTGCCGTCATCAATCTCGTAGTCGGCCCGCATTACTGTGGTCTCTGACCAGTTTTTGAGTTCTTCAATCTTTAGTTCGCGATCTCTGGCCTTGTGAACCATGTCGTTGGCCAAGTATTCCAATGATCTTCTGTATCGGGCTTCTTCCAGCTTCGGGTAGTAACGTTTCCAGTTGTTGTGGGCCACGCATGAAGTTGCCACTTCAGCAATCTTTTGCTCGCCACCAATGATGTCGTATTCATTGGCAGCTTCGATCTCTCCTTTGACATTGATGATATCAGCCTGCATCCCCTTGGCGATACAGCGCATGATCGCCCGAAAGATGATCTTGTTCTCCTGTAGATAGAAATGATCCTCCTTGATTGATAGAAGAATCTCGCGTTGATCCTCTGTCGGCGCGTGACAGAGGCAGGAAAGAATTGCTGTTTCAGCCGATGGTTCGTGAATGACTTCGTGCATAGGAAGCGTTAGACAGCCGATTGGGCCTTTCGTTCACGCTTTCTTTGCAAAATCACCAACATAGATTGCCTGCGGCGTTCGCGCTCTTCTTCAGAGATAACCCGCTTTTTTTTCGCCTTTTGTGGCGATTTGGGGCGGGATTCTGGCTTTAATTCGTCATTTGTGACGATTTGTTCGACATTGCTGCAAACCGTCCCACTTTGTATCTCATTAAGAACGCTTTGAGGAATTGGGAAACCTTTTTGCGCCATCTTGTGGAGCGACCCATCCTTGCACCCATGGATGACAACGGCTTGGCTGGAGATAATTCGGTCTGGGCAAGTGACTCCTTGAACGGCTTGGGCTTCGGGGTCTTCAGCGTAGAAGACAATCTTCCCATCTTTCCACTGATAGTTCACACTTTTCCAGTAGGTTCGGATAAGTGGAGTGTCGCGGCCAATAGCCATAAAATCCCAACGACAACGAACATCCCAAGGTTCTGGGATCGTTCCCGCATTCTTGTAAGCCAAGTTATAGGTGGACAAGGATTGTGCGGATGGGCAAAAGTCTAAGAAGTTGTGCGGATACACCGCGCTACCCACAATCATCTTGTAGATATTCTTCCCATTGGTTGCCATACCTCCTTCATAGAGATGACCCATGATGCCGATCTTTTTATGGTATTCAGTGTCCAAGTCATCCACCCACCCTTCTTTCATCGGAACACAATCTGGCTCCCAGAAATAAAATGGTACGCCAGTGGCGTACATGGCAGCAGCCGCATCTGCAAACATCTGGTTTGGGCCAAGCGGCCATCCGTCAAACCCGTCTTGGACAAACATCTGATCCACTTCTTGAAAAGACTTTTTCAGTTCTTGGATAATGGCGTTGCAATCTTTAGTGCCTTGTTTGGTACAGACATAGGCT